ACTATACCACCTGATTGTTTGATGGCCTGAATCTCATTGGGGAATCTGCAATCGCTTATAACCACATCGTCACGGCTGTTGCGCAGTTTGTTTTCCAGGCTGGCAATCCAGATGTCGTCATGAAAGTTCTTGCGGCATACTTCTGTGCCCCACTGTTGCAAGATCCAACGTGGAGTCAAGTGTGGTATGCCTAAGCGGTCGGCCCACCAGGGATCAACTTGTTCACGCCACTCACGGGCCATTTTTGTACGGCCCTCGAGCATGGTTCTGTCCCAGCCAAACACCTGTGCCACTGCGTCTTTGAGTGTGTTGGCAAAACTTTCTCGTCGGAAGTGATGTAGATTCACAAGATAGTCTGCAATGGTATCTTTGCCTGAGCCAATAAATCCACAAATTCCAATGATCATTTGCAGTCCTTTTTGTATAATAATCTTATTTTTTCACCATAGCAACCACAGTCTATTACATTATCAACTTGTGATAAAAATGTGTTTATAGCATTGCGTACTTCGGACATATCATCATCATGCACTAATATCCATGCTTCTGCAGTTAATATTTTATAGGTATTTTTTAAATCAATTAATGTTGAACTGTAACTATGATCCCCATCAATAAAAACAACTTCGAACTGTAATTGAGTTAGTGCATCTAAAGATAATATGTTGGCACTAGATGCAGTAATAAATGTTGTACGGGATTCAATTACAGATTTAATAATGGTGTTTGTTCTATCTGTGATATCTACAGTATACAGATGACCAATGCCGGCATCCTCAAGCGCACCGAAAATAATTGCACTGCTCCATCCGTGCCATCTTCCTATTTCTAAGACATTCTTAGGAGTTTTTGACCAGATAAGACTGTACAAAAAAACAGCATCTTGGCTATTCATCAATGTGTCAGTGGGGCCAATAATTTGTTTTATTTCGTTTATGTGTATTAAGAAATTTGGAGACTTGGTGTGTGTATTGCGAATTTTGTTAGCAAGAATACTATGTTTTTCATTGAACAAATGATCTTGTATGATTTCTAATTGTATTACGCTCGGCAATGTAACAAAATCGTTAATTTTATCACAGTCGGGCCAACTTGAGTCTCGAATAGCGTTATAAAAATTTTTCCAATCATTCATGCAAGTTCCTTGATGTTTAGATGTTTCAAGGTTGCTTGTAGCAAGTCAATTTGTCTACGACAGTCTTCCAGCGCATGATGGCTAGTAGGCGGCTTGGGCAACCCTGGATACAGCTTATATACCGTTCGTGCATCACAGATCTTATAATATTGCCAGGGCAGGGGTTTGCCGTAACTTTTGTAGGCATGCTCAAGGATGTTGGCATCGTAGGTGGGACCATTCATCCAGATACGATTGCACTTCCAGCATAATTTGTGTAGTTCATCAAGTGCTTGGTCTAGTGGGATACGGCCCACCTCATTGAACGCTTCGTCACGTGCGGCTGCGGGTTGTGTGGCCCACCAGTTGATAGTGCCTTGTTCAATGGTGCGATTTTCTTGGCTTTCAAGATCAACTCTGGCATAGTATTGTTGCTGGTAGTAGCCAGTGCCAAGCGGGTCAAATGCCTGGGCCGCAATGGTTAAAATTGTGGTCTCAGGGCCTGTTGCCAAACCTTCAATGTCGATCATCAAGTCGATTTTGATTCTCCTGGTACTTGTGTACAAGGATTATAACACAATTTTAGATAAAAGTGTTGGGAGTTTAGCCAATAACAAATGTAAGTGGCTGTGAACCGTCCACATACATTTTGAGTTGTTCGATTAGCCCATCCATTTGGGTTTGTGCTTCTGATTTCATGGCAGTGCCATTTAAGGTGCCGCCACCTTGTGGTCCAGCAATGCTGCCAAATTTCTCACGTGCTTCTCCAATTATCATTTTACAGTTGGCCACCATGTAATCCCGGATCCACTGACTGATTTGATGATCACTCAACAGATTGAATTCAGGTTTTAGATTGTAGGTCCACAGCAACACAGTTTCGCCTGAGCCTTTGGGATCGCGGATCAGTTGCAGTTTCTTGGTCACAGGATTCCAAGTGTAGTTCATGTATGCGCCGAACATGCGTCCAGCCAGTTCAATGTACTGACTGTAGAAATCATAAGTGGCTAGTCCGCCTGCCACGTTGAAGTTCATTAGGTAAACGTTGATTGACGCCTGTGCAAACGGATCAAAATTACTTGCAAACGGTCCTGAACTGTCACCAAATGTTCTGCGGAATATTTGACGCACAGAGATTACTTCTTGCGGTAGATCATATATGTTGACATCTTGCACCAACTGCATGAAACTGTAACTTTCTTCATAAGCGTTGTTGGCCCGTTGACGATAAGTGCCGATGGTTTTTTGATAAGCCGCTTCGTAGTGTGCAGGATCTAGTTCTAGGTCAATGATATCACCGCCTAACTGAAGTTTTACATAATCTATTAGATTTTGCTTGAGTGTGGGCAGTGATTGTTGTTGCTGTTCTGGCATGTGGGACTCCAAGTCCCTGTATTTATTGCGTAGACTGTATCCAACCCTGTAGTTTTTCGGCAATAAGTTGGTGTCCTAGTTGATTAGGATGTGCAAAATTAGGGCGGATATATTGGTTGTTTTCTACGTTGACCAGATGTTCTCCGTTGTGATCACTGGCGTCAAACCAGTCAGCCGCTGTTTCTCGGCCATGGGCCCAGACGCGAGATAAATCAACCCCAGGTAACCATTGCTCATAACGCACCCATCCAGCAAAGTAAAAATCCTTGATGTTGAATGTACTGCACCATTTTTGCAGAGTACTCACTGCCATGCTACTGCGCATGATTTCGTGTTCACGAGTATGGAAATGTGTGTAAATTTGTTTGCTGTGAGTATCAGCGTTGGCCCAACTTAGAAATCTAGGAAAATGAGCAGTTCTAGCAGGATTGGTCAAAAAGAAAATTGCAGTAACTGAGTTTTCACTGTTGTGAATTTCAAGATATTTTTGCAATTGATACAGCATGTCCTCATTGCTGGCGCCACCAGATCCGTAGTTGTAAAATTCATCAAACTGCATGGTGTCTCGGAGTATTTCCCCGTATCGGCGACCATTGCCTAGTTCGCCGCCTTCCGGCCAACTGTCTCCTAAAGTTAATAAAATCTTATTCATTCGAACTGTCCAATGGATCCAACTTTTTTATTGACGGCATAAATTTTTTCGTTTCGTTGATCAGCAGACGTTGGACAAAATTTACACTGCGGAATAACGTCATCAATGTGTGATAAAAATTCTTGTCCGCGAGTTTCAATCTCATCCGACGACAGTGCCAAATAACTGTTGAGCAGTTGTCGATCTTGTTCAGAAATATCAAACGTGTGTTGTTGATCAAACTCTGGCAACAATGCCACTGGGCCGCATTTGTACAATTTGGCACGAATAAAATGATAACACTTGAACTGAGCAAATCCGCATGCTTGGTGTGCTTGAACAGCGTCATTGTTGAACAAGGCAAATTTTCCATCCGTTGTTTTTTGAACTGCTGACCGATAAAAACTATCATACTCCCACACATGTACTCGCATACCGTTGCTGTCAACAAATGCGTGTTTGGCTCCCCATGTATGACATTGATTAATATTGGTGGAATCTGAGATGTGGAAGTATGTCACAGGACCTTGCAAAAATTTTTCTATTTCTGAAAAACAACGCTCACGATCGTTTTCATTATGGAGACTGACTCCTATCCAATTTTTGACCTTGGGCAATTTTGGATCACTAAACTTAATCATTCGATCATATAGATTTGGCACATGATTTAGGCGAGTGCCGTTGGTCAACACTTGTACTGATTTGCCCCACAATAAATTGATGCCATCTATCCAATCACAAATTGAGGGATTCAACAGCGGCTCTCCGCCAAGTATGGTCACACGCTGTAACCGCACATGCTTGGACCATTGTTGGTACTGTGATGCATAATCACTCCACCGTTGCCATCCTTTGAAGTCATGGTCGTTGAACCGGTTGCAATTTTTACATGTTAAATTGCAAACATTAGTGATATAAAATTCTATGTTGGGAATGAGCATGCGGGGATCGTCTGAATCCCCGTCTTCAATTATGTGCATGCACCTATTTACCAGGCTTTTAGGATCACCAAGTTCTCTGTACCGCGCCCATTGAACGGGGTTTCTGTTGTGGTAAGGTCCTTGTAGATCTTACGTGCGGCTGGCTTGCCTGCGGCTTGTACTGCTTTGACAACATCTGCTGGCTTGCGCACAGTTTTTTGCATGGTCTCAATAGTGCTGAAACCAATAATGCTGTTTGACTTCACAGTAAACGCCTGTGTATGACTGTCAGCCACAAGGTGGATCAACTTGCGCTTTTTGGTGTCATACAACCAGGCTTCGGCTTTGTCCACGAGACTTGCGGCGGGCAAGCCTTTGAGTTTGAGTTCAGCAAATTCCATTAGCACTTTGAACTTGGCGGCACGTTTTTCTGGTGGTACTGACTTGACCTTGCGTGGCTTGCGTTCAACTTTCTTGATCTGCACATACGCACCGCAGTCATTGATCACTGCTTCGCAAAACTTCACAAGATTGCGCATTTGGATTTTACTGAAGTTGCCGTAGCCCTCAACCAATTGTGCGTCTTTGCCCTCAATCACAGTTTCAAACTCTGCAAGTTTGTGTTTCCAAATATTGGCAATATCTGAAATCATTTGAGGTGCTACATTTAGTCCACGGATCACTGTGATTGGCTTGTAGTCTGCGCTCATCTTGGCACCGTTGACCACAAACTCATCAAACATGCCGTCCAGTTCGCCGGCACACTCGCTTACCTTTTCACGCAGGCGGTCCTGAATGTTGGGTTTGGCCACTACAGGTGCGGCTTCAACAACCACAACCTCAGGCTCACGTGCATTTAGGATTTCCTGAATATAGCCTTCCAACCGAACTGTCTCAGTGTCTGTAAGATCCAGTCCCACCATGCTCATGCGGCACAGCCATGCAGTGGTCAGCCGAACTGCTGAATCAGG